AAGAGGAATATGAAAGAACTCAAAGGCTTGACAGGACAGTTTAAGAAAACCGCTGTAGAGGCAAATGCCACTAATCAACGACTTTCTGCTCTTTACGAAGATATGGGTAATATTCTGAATAGGTATTATGATATCGATGAGGCTTTAGATCCCGTTGGTGATGAAGATCCTGATGTGGATAACGATGGGGATACTGATGATAGTGATGCTTATTTAAAGAAAAGAAGAGATGCGGTCTCTAAAGCTGTGGGGAAATAAAAATGGATTTATCTGCAATAGTAAAATCACTAAAATTAGAAAACGATGATGATAAATATGTTCATATCGGATATGGAAAGTATAAACAAAAAGGTCATGAGGATGATGAAAATGCTCCTAGTTTTTCGAAAACCGATGGTGGTAAATATGTAAAAGCCGGTGATGATGCTGGTGATGACAAAGCTTCAAAACCTGGAATGGATATTGATCCAACTGGTGGTCTTGGTGGTGACGATGGTGAAAAAGATGACTATGCTTACGATGATGAAACCAATGATAGGATTAAAGCAAGGAACAAACCACATAGTGCAGATGCTTTTTTTGATAACCCATATGCAGATAGTGAACCAAGTGATATGGATACTGATGAACCAGAAGATGAACCAGAAGATGAACCAAAAGATGATGAAGAAGATGACTATGCTTACGATGATGAAACCAATGATAGGATTAAAGCAAGGAACAATCCACATATGCACTATTATGAAACAATTCAAATTAATGGTAAGAAGTATAGACCAATCAAAGAGTCTAAAAAAGAAAAAACTTCTGATGAAACATTAAAAGAACAATATGACAGATTATTTACCAATAGGACTGTTATATAATCTTCTTTTTTGGTCTATATTGTTATGGCAGATTGGAATAATTTCATACATATTATTAAATAAGTTTTATGGTAGGAATCCAAAGACAATTTCTAAAAATCAACCAAGACAGATGGCTGTTGAGGTTGATCTACCTAAGAAGAAATCAATAGAACATGTAGATGTAAATATGAAGAAAAATATACTCATGGAAAAGGCAAAAGTTTCAAATCTAAAGACCGATGAGGTGATCAAAGGTAAGGTTAAAACACAAAAGAATAAATTAAAACAAATGAGAGGGTTATAATGGCTAAAGGATTAGATTGTGGTACATCATTCTATATAACTGCCACAGAAGACAGAATTAAAAAACAAAGAAATGCTTTCCTAACCGTAGATGGTGAGGTCACACAGGTCAAAAGAATGTTAAAACGACAAGGTATTCCCTTTGTAGAGAAGAATAAAAAAATACATATCGTTGGTCAACATGCTTTCAACTATGCTCAGATATTCAGTACAGCAGAGTTGAAAAGACCTATGAAAAGTGGATTGTTGAATCCAGGTGAGAAAGATGCTCTACCAGTTTTAAATGCTATCATTGGTGAACTCTTAGGTGATGCCGTTGGTAACGAAACTTGTGTATATTGTGTTCCATCAAAACCAATTGATGCTCAAAGAGAAGTTAGTTATCATGAAGATGTATTGAAAACCATAATCGAACAATACGGATACAATGTAAAGGTAATTGAAGAAGCAGTTGCCATTGGATACGAGGGATTGGTTGATAATCAGTTAACTGGTGTTGCAATCTCTATGGGTGCGGGTATGTGTAATATAGCCGTTATGTATCAAGGAATGACTGCTTTGTCTTTTAGTGTGGCTCGTGGTGGTGATTGGGTAGATGAATGTGTATCAACTGATACTGGTGTTTCTAAAGCCAAAGTAACAAATATTAAAGAAAGTTCAAGCACATTGAATTTAGCAAAGGGTGTGTATAATGACATTTATGAAGAAGGAACGGAAGAATCTAATGTTTTAATTGCAATTCGTTCCTATTATGGTGCTCTTGTTAACTATTTATTAACGAACCTAAGAGTTCAATTCGAAGGAATCGATAATGTTCCAAACTTTCCTGATCCTGTACCAATAGTTATAGGTGGGGGAACTGCTTTGGTGAAGGGATTCTTAGATGTATTCAATGAACAATTTGATCAAACAGAGTTTCCAATTCCAGTATCAGAGATTATACTGATTGAAGATGCCCATACAGCAGTTGCTCGTGGGTGTTTATCGGAAGCACAACTAGTAGAAGAAGATGAAGAGGACGACAGTTAAAGAAGTACAAAAATGGTTAAAAACACTTGAGGAATTTCGTTATCGAAAGGTCAGAGGTGTGGATGCCAGAAGAGTTGCTTCATTTATAAATAATGGTGTGAATGAAACCGAACTACCTAATTCATTAGTGAAGAAATGGGATAGGGCTAAATATGGTAGAGAGAAACATCTGGCTAATAAATTTATCAAACAACAAATAAATACAAAGCTTAGTACGATGGAAAGCTTTGAATATAAAGATTTTTATAAAGGGTTATACAATGAGAAGAAAGAACAAAAAGAACAAAGTTAAGAATTGTTTATGTTATGTAGAGGTTAAGAATAACCAATACGAAAGAGCAATATCGGAGTTTAAGAAGAGAGTCAAGAATTCAGGTCTATTATTGGAGTTGAGAAATCGTGAATTCTATGAAAAGAAGTCTGCTGAAAAGAGAAGAAAGAAAAAATTAAATGTTTTAAGGAACAAATATAATACTATAGACTAGGTTTTCTAAAAAAGTCGATACTTATTTATACAATCCAATACACCGTGGGTCCTTTACGGTGTCTAATAATACCAAATCAATATTAAAGTTTAGAATAACTTTACTTAACTATATAAAATAGTTTGGAGACAAAATATGTCCGATTTATTAAAAGAAGCTATTGCTGACGCTAAAACAGTTCGTGAAACTGCTATCGCTAATGCTAAAATGGCACTTGAAGAAGCCTTTACTCCACACTTGAAATCAATGCTTTCTGCTAAACTTGCTGAAGATGAATACGAAGATGAAGAAGATGAAATGGAAGTTCCTGCTGAAGAACCTGAAATGGCTGTTAATGCTGAAGAAGATCCTTTTGCTGGTGAAGAAGAGATGGAAGCTCCTGCTGAAGTTCCTGGAGTTCCTGAAGAAGAACCAGAAATGGAAGAAGAAGGTGTTATTGAGATCAATGGTGTGAAGTATGCTCCTGTTGTCGCTGAAGAAGAGGGAGAAAATCCTTTTGCTAAAGATGACGAAGAAGAGAAAGAGCTTGACTTAGAAGCTGTAATTAAAGAACTTGAAGATGAAATATCTGAGCAAGATGATGCATATGATGAAAAAGCACCATCTAGTATAGATGGACTTGCTGAAGAAGATGATGCATATCCAGATAAAGCTCCATCAAAGTCTGATGTAACAGGTGATAAAGTTGATGGTCTTGCTGAAGGTGACGAAGAAGACGAAGACGATGAGAAAGTTGATGAACAATCTGATTCATCTAACATTGGTAACGGCGATAATGTCGTGAATAAAGCTGATGCTGGTGATGAAGAAGATCCTGGTAAAGGTCAAGTTCAAGAATCGTTTGATGCTATGAAAGCAGAGCTTAAAGAACATAAAGAAGCAGTTGCGTTTTTACGCGAAAAGCTTCATGAAGTTAACATCCTGAATGCTAAACTTCTTTTTACAAACCGTTTATTTAAGGAATTTGTCCTAAGTAACGATCAAAAGATGAAGATTGTTGAGACCTTTGATAGAGCTCAAACAACTCGTGAAATCAAGTTGGTCTACTCTACTTTGGCAGAATCTTTTAAAGGTGGTTCAGTAAAGAAGAATCGTGTTCAAGAATCAGCTAGTGTTGGAACAACTAAACCTACTAAGAAAATCATAACTGAGGAATCCGAAGTAGCAAGTCGTTTCAAGAAATTAGCTGGTATTATTAATTAACAACTCTAATTTTGGAGAAAAAAAATGAGTGATTATAGAGAAAATCTTCTTGAATCTGCTTCCCCTATTAAGAAGCAAAAAGAAGAAGCCGCTAAACTCGTTACAAAATGGGAGAAATCTGGTCTTTTAGAAGGCATGGATAGTGATTGGCAAAAATCTGGTATGGCTACATTGTTAGAAAACCAAGCTCGTCAGTTAATATCTGAGAATTCTAAAACATCCCCAACTGGTGGTACTGGTGTAGGTGATGAAGAATGGTCAGGTGTCGCTCTTCCATTGGTAAGACGCGTTTTCGGTAACATTGTTGCACAGGAACTTGTTTCTGTTCAACCAATGAATCTACCATCTGGACTTGTATTCTTTTTAGATTTCAAGTATGGTGATGGTTTCGGTAAATTTTCCGAAGGTGATTCATTACAAGGTAAGACTGGTCCTAACTCACCAAGTGGTTCTGTCGGACCTTTCGGTGAAGGTGGATTCTATGGTGAAGGTCGTTATGGCTACACCATCAGTCAGTCTCAACTAGTAGTAAAAACCACCGGTATTGGTGCGTCTGCTAGTTTTCAGGACATCGATTTTAATAGTGAATTATCTGCTTCGTTGTTGTC